ACTTACGGCTGTTGGTGCAAGAAACACGGCTTTCTTTTTGCAGACAAACTTATTCCCGAAGATTGGATCAAAGAGTGAGTATCTACACAACAAGAAAAGAAACAGTTGCTATCGTTATACATTGATCGCGCTTGGGTCAAACGGGGCATCTGGCGACATTGCGGGTATCGTCCACAATTCGGGCGCAACGTCCCGCTATGCTGAAATGCTCTACAACCGTGGTGCAAGCGCGGGTTCTGACTTTTGGAACGTGCGTGTGGAAAGCACCGACGTTCTGCGGATTAGCTCATCTGCAATCACCCCCGGAACGGACGGAACCGGACGACTTGGCAATGCAACGCGGGCCTTCATCGGTGCGCAATTCAAGCCGCAGTCTGCCGAACCGACGAACGTGAACCTTGCCATTTCGGATGGAACGGCCAGCACCAACGGTTTCGGCGGCGCGGGTGCGGGCCTTTACGTAAAGGTCAGCACAACGTGGGCCAGAGTCTAATGACTCAACATGATAACGAACTTTACCTTATCATGGGTCGCTTGGAAGGAAAGGTTGACGCTTTGACTTCCATGTTGACGACTACTGCACAGCGGCTTGAAACGCTGGAAATGCGTCTTGCCAAAGCCGAAGCGGAAATTGCCGCGATAAAGGGTGAAGGCACCACAGCGAAAACTTGGTTTTCCAACATCATCGCGATTGCGGCGGCTTTGATTGCTGCCGCCGCAATCTACTTGGAGTCTTTCAATGTCTGATTTAAAAAGCCTGTATGAAGAACTGCACGAAGCATCCGTTGTGGAATTGCTTCGTCGCATCAAGTCGGGTGAAGCGAAGCCTGCGGACCTTGCGGTTGCACGTCAGCTTCTACGCGACAATGGGGTGACTGCCGTTCCAACGGAAGGTTCACCCCTCCAACTCTTGACCAATCATCTTCCCTTTAGCGGGGACGATGAAGAGTCGTCTTACCCTTACAACTGAAACCCTTTTAGCTACCCCTAAAACGGGCCACTGGCAGGCATCTTCGCTTTGCCAGTGGCCACCACTACCACACGCACCTTGCCTGTCAGTGACCGTCCTATGGGGGCTTTTGACCCCAAAGGATTTGCATGACCAAGGCAACAACTGTTGCGAAGCCTGACCCCTTAAAGCAGGACTTCCGAAATTTTCTATACGTCGTCTGGCAACACCTGAATCTTCCCGCGCCGACTGACGTTCAATACGACATTGCCCACTACTTACAGCATGGCCCCAAGCGTTGCGTCATTGAAGCGTTCCGGGGTGTTGGCAAATCCTATGTCACATCCGCTTTCGTCGCGTGGCTACTCTACTGTGACCCACAACTGAATATCTTAGTGGTGTCGGCATCCAAGGATCGTGCCGACCAATTTTCCAGCTTCACCAAGCGTCTGATTGCAGACATGCCGATCCTTCACCACCTTCGTGCAAGACCGGGACAGCGCGACTCCATGGTGTCTTTTGACGTAGGACCCGCCCGGAACAGCCACAGCCCTTCGGTCAAGTCCGTGGGCATCACGGGTCAGCTTGCCGGTTCACGTGCTGACGTGATTGTCGCTGACGACATCGAAGTTCCGAACAACTCCATGACGTAAGGGATGCGGGACCAACTATCCGAACGGGTGAAGGAGTTTGATGCGGTTCTGAAACCGCTGCCCACATCGCGCATCCTCTACTTGGGCACACCCCAGACGGAAGCCAGCCTTTACAACGGGTTGCCGGAACGGGGCTATGAAGTCCGCATCTGGCCCGCTCGCGTCCCTGCCGATGCCGACCGCTACCTTGGACGGCTTGCACCCTTCATCGTGGACATGATGGACAAGGGCGCTGTTGCTGGTGCCTTGGTGGACCCCCAACGCTTCGGGGAACAAGACCTACTTGAGCGTGAAGCATCCTACGGACGGTCGGGCTTCGCCTTGCAGTTCCAGTTGGACACAAGCCTATCCGACACCGACAAGCACCCGTTGAAGCTATCCGACCTTATGGTCACCGGCTTGGACACACGACTTGCCCCGGTGAAGCTGGCTTGGTGTTCGGACCCTGAAAAGATCGTCAACGACCTTCACTGTGTGGGGTTAAAGGGGGACCGCTACTACCGCCCCCTCTACGTGTCGCCCGACATGACCGAATACACCGGGTCTGTCTTGGCGATTGACCCTGCCGGTAGGGGCAAGGACGAAACCGCCTATGCCGTCGTGAAGCTACTACACGGCAACCTGTTCTTGATGGCCAGCGGGGGTTTCAAGGACGGCTATGCCGAAAACACCTTGAAAGGACTGGCGACACTGGCTGCAACCCACAGCGTGAACAAGGTCATCATTGAAGCCAACTTCGGTGACGGCATGTTCACCGCACTTCTTAAGCCGGTCATGAACCGAGTTCACCCGGTGACGATTGAAGAAGTAAAGCACAGTTCCCAAAAAGAACGACGCATCTGCGACACGCTGGAACCGTTGATGAACCAACACCGGCTGATTGTAGATGCTGCCGTGGTCAAGAAAGACACGGAAGCGGAGTTGAAGAACCAACTGTTCTACCAAATGTCCCGCATCACCCGCGAACGTGGAGCCTTGGCGGCTGACGACAGATTGGACGTGCTGGCCATCGCTGTGGCTTATTGGGTGGAACAGATGGCCAGAGACACGAACCAAGCCGCGAAAGATCACTACAACGCACAGTTTGACGCGATGCTTAATGACTTCATGGGTTCGGTGAAGGGATTGCACAAGCCGCTTGGTCAGAGTCGCCAAAGCCGCAAGTGGCACTGATTGGGACCACTACTTGGGAAGGGCAATTGGTGTCACGGTCTGAAAGGACTGTGGCACCGCCCCGATACCGACACCATTATTCCGGAAGGGGTATTGACTCCCTATGGAGCGTCTGTATCTGATTGGCACCCGAAGCGTATTGTCCCATAGGTGCCGATTTGAAAACAAGATACCTGTTGCCGTTCCTATTGTTCGCGACTCCTGCCATGGCGGAAAGCTATCAGTGTCCGTTCACGGAAGATGGACGTGGCATGTCAACCCGCTACATCGGTGACAATGGCTTTTACACCTACTTCCAAGGTGAAGCCCAGATGATGATTTACCGGGACTACGACGGCAGCATGGAATGCACGAATGAGTATGGGAACCGCATCTTTGCTCAGCTTCCACATGCTTGCCGTCTTGATGCGGGTGGCGGGCGAATAACATCGCCGGGTGTTTGCTTCTACGATGGCAGTCCCACTAACGACTGCACAGTGGTCTGCAACTAACCACTTCATCGCTACTCCAAATGCAAAGGGTCCGTGGCTTGAATGCTACCGGACCCTTAAACTTTTCATCCACAGGTTGAAGCGTGGTAGAGTGGCGGTATGACAGCACGACCGTGTTTGGTTACTGGAACACCAATGCCGTTACGTAAGTATGCGACACCCGAAGAAGCCAGACAGGTTCGTCTTCAACAGATGAAGGCTGTCAACGACAACTACCAGCGAACGGACGAACAGAGGGCGGCTGACAACAAGGCCAAGCGGGAACGCTATGCCAGCGATCCTGACTACAAAGCGAGGAAGCTGGCTGCGGTTCGGGCACGTCGTGCTAAGGCGAAGCAACCGGAGTAGGATATGTGGAAGTGGAACAGCAAGGCGAAGTGGCCGATCAACCTTGAAGGCCAAAGTCACGGTGACTCCGGTGACGTAGTTACTGACGAAGGCGAAGTCATAGGCACATGGGAAGTTGACGAAAACGACCGATATAGCTTCATACCCAAGGGCGCACAGGAACCGCTATTCATGGACTCCTTCGCTCCGATGCTGTGTCGAAAGATTGCAGCGTGGCACGAAGGCCAGTCGGCAGCGGACTGAACAAGCATGGACGACGACAGCAAGTGGAAGCCAAGCATCCTAAAGCAACTGGAGCGTCACCTTGACCCCACCGTAGCTGACAAAGCCTTCCACGACACCTTCGCTGAAACGAAGCTTGTATCCGACTTCGTTGGCTTCATCGTCCGCATGACCTTCTTGAACGCTGCGGTTCAATACTTCGTCAAACACGCACTGACGGACAGCCGTTCGTTCTATAAGGCAGCGTTCATCTTTTCGGCGATGCTATGTAGCGGGTTGCTGGTTAAGCTTTTAAGCAACATTGGCTATCTGGTCTTCACTTGGGGCTTGGGGGAGTTGCCACCCAACGCCGGGGTGGTCCTTCAAACCTTCATTGTCTGCAACGCTATCGTGATAGCCTTCTTTGCCTACGTAGGGTCTTGGCATCTGGCCAACGTCTTGGCGGAGACCGCTACTATTCTTAATGCCCCATGACAGACCCCGGATGTTTGCTGCAAAAGTTGCAGCCGCTTCCAACTATTCTTCGTTGTCCGACACCTGCAACATTCGTTTGCTTACTTCGGCAAGGATGCCGACCCCAACACCCAACACTATCCACAGCAGCGAACTTCTAATCACTTCACCGGGCGTGACAAATCCAAAGGTGCCGACCCATATTCGGGGACCGGCCTGATCCGCCAGCAACGCCATCGCCAGCCGCATCAAGTTGAACGCACAGATGCCACCGGCAATGGCTTTCCCGACCGTCGTGAAGAACACTGCCAAGTCCCCATCTGTCCATGTAGGCAACCTACAAGGAACCTTCGGATGTTTTCAGCAAGAATCTGAGACGCCTTGAAGTTGAACGACTCGCGCGGACTTCCCCCGGTCGGGTTGCGGGCATGGTGCGCTTCGCTACGGGTCACGGTGCGGTTCGCTGACGATGGGCAGCGATGGCAAAGCAACCCACCATTTTCAGACGCCATGGTGGTGCAAATGGTGGGACAGCCGCAGCCAGCATCATCAAGAACCATAGGCTATTGGGGTTTCGGCTATGCAGTTCGGTGGATCACACGTCCACCTACCTACCTTTGCGGTGCCATAGACCATGGCAGTTCTCAGGATCGGCAGTGCGATACACAGGGCACTTTGACCCGTGTGAACGATGAACCGACACACCAAGACCGACACGCGATGCAGCTAAGTCATTGAAGAGATAGCCAGTCATGTCTGCATCTTAGCGGATACGGTATCTGCCGTGGTGGAAAACCGCATAGGATGGCCGCTGGCTGACCTTGTGGAGCGGCCATGGTGTTGGGGCAGAGGACAGCGGAAGGGCTATCAGCGGGGCGTTCTGGGGTCGCAGCGGGGCAGGGGCTTCGGGTTGTGACTGTCGCGGTTGCGCGCGGCTCCGGGTTAGCTGGCGGGTATTATGACTTTTCGTCGGTTGGGCGTCTTGCCACTTCACGCGACCTTCTGCGCTGCGAAGAGCTTGCCGTCGTGTTCATGGGCGATGACGTGCCCTTTTTTAATTGCATCCTTGCGGTCTTCGATGGTCAGACGTGGGCCGGGCACGGGCTGTGGTTCTGCCAAGATACCATGGTCAACAAGCCATGCCTTAGCTTCCAACGCCTTTCTGGCTTGCTTCCGGTCCATCCGAAATCTTGTCAGCCCATAGTCGGTAGTGCCGTGCTCATCATACTTCTTCATGTGCCAGAAAGGCATGTTCTTCACCCAAAGTGCTGGCGTTTGAACCTGTGCGCTGCGGACATGGCATCGTCCAAAGTCTTGCCGTCCCATCCGAACTCAAGGAACTGCTGCTGATAGCCCATGTCGCTTCGGCCATTGTCGAAGGACAGGCTTATGGTTGTCTTTAGAGGGCCATGCCGGGCCGAAGCCCAATTAAAGGCGAAACCGTCAGCCGTCTTGGTGCCTGCGAAGATGGAATCCACGTGACGTTCTACCCTTCGTTCAAGGTCTTCCCACGAATGGTCGTTAGCGAAGCGTTCAAGTTCAGCATCATACTGCCGGGCGTTGAATGTAAGGGACGCATGACCCGCCACATCGGTCAGCGGAGTAGTCCACGTTACGTGCTGTTCATGTCGTTCTATGGTGACGAAAACATCGCCGCAGCCGACACAACCACAATCGCAGCGTCCTACCAAAGTCCAGCCTGCCGCCGTGGGCGTGACTTGGGTTCTGAAATGTGGTGGATCGAGGCCCAGATACCTTGGACCAAGCCAGTCATCACCGTCCACCATGAGTCTGACTTGATGGTCGCCATGTCCGTCGCCGGATGGCTTCGCGAGTAGTCGAAGTTCGTTTGACATGTGTCACGCGCGGTAGCCGCGCATCAAAGACAAAGGCATCTGCACTCACGTCACGATGGTCGGGATCGTCGCAGCGGTCAACTGCCTCCGCCCGTGCGCCACCCGAGACCTCAATAGTGTCCATCATCGCTTCATCGACATTATCTCCCACCAGCTCGGCTCGTCATAGCAGTGAGACCGGACGCTTGCGTCTTACGGGGTTCTTACACCGAACCTTCTGAGAGCGACGACGTTGGTTCATGTCAGGTGGGTCGCAAACCACTTGTCCCTTCAACTCAGGCGGGCCTTCGTGGCTCGCCTTTTTTCGTCAACAGTTTGGTCCAAGGATCGGGTGAACCGTCGCTTGCCCGAGTCACAGTCCAACTATAGCTTGACGAAACGGACCCTACACGTTCAGCTTAGTGGTGAACTCAATGTTCACCTTTTACTCCTACGGACTGCAAGGCGGGCCTCCGGGCTCGCCTTTTTTCCTTGTCGGGATGTGCTTAGGCCAAGGTAAGTCCCTGCTTGCTTCCACGTGATGCTGACGGTAGCTTGACCAAGCGGAACCCGTTCCGCCTTGGTTATGCAGACCATGTAAACTCTTATGTCGTGCAAACTGACACAAGGCGGGCTTTCGGGCTCGCCTCTTTTTTGCAATCGGTTCAGGTAGCATTGAATAAAACAAGACCCGCTTCGGTCGCCTCGCGTCTTCGATCTGCAATCAAGTCACGTTCACGTCGGTTGCGTTCACCTTCATCAAGAACGTTTTCAACGAAGGTCAGGGTGATCTGCTTCCCAGACCTGACCGCTTCCGCAAGTGCAAT